CATCCAACTGTCTACGCAACTCATCAAGTGCAGTCGCGGTAAGACGTCGAACACCATTAGTTACAGCCTTACGCTCATCGTCCGTAGACCACTGCGTAAGCTTAGTATATTCGATGTTCTCACTAACGAATACGGCATTAACCAATGCCTTATCGAAAGTAGGACCACCACCTCGACCAAGGTCGCTACCATCTGGATTGAAATATCCAAATGAGCCACCAGGTCTAAGTTCCAAAGGAATACGCATCTGTCTGTTAGAGATTTTTTCTACGTCACGCTTCTTAATGTTGGCGTAGAATTTATCATCACGTTCAAACAGAACGCGAATCTTTGGAATGACACGCTCTAACTCAAGTCCTGCGACTTGAGATTCAACTACTGCCATTCCACTCTCCTAGTCACTATTGAGAAATTCTAGTGTAGACATTCCAGCGGGAATATCTTTGGCGTTAGTAACCTTGCCACCTTTAGAAGATTGGGACGATGGCCGTCCACCAGGAACTGGACCCTTTCTATTCTGGGTCGTATTATCTTCCGTATCCCTTACGCGCCTACCAATACCTTTTAATGCTTCATTTCTGGCTCTTTTAATGACTGGGAGCAGCAGTGTTTTTGCCTTTGCGGTATAGGCAGCGCGTATCCTATCTGTTGATTCACGGGAGAAATTCGATGAGAATGCTTTATCCCAAAGTTTATCAACCAAGCTACGGAAGCGCGCATCTTGATTAATAAGTCTCCCAAGTGTATCCATTGCTTCTTGTGAAGCATATTTCTTAACATATGGAGGCATTGAATTCTTCGGGTCAATATGTGCGTCAATAGTATTCTTCAACGTATTATTGACACGAGTATTCAATTCAGTTCGAGTAGATTCAAATTGCTGAGTAACAAAGGTACGTTCACGTTCGCTAATTTCGCGTTCACGTGTATTATCTTCTTGTCTTTCTTCCTTTGACAAGCGTGTTGGACCCTTCCATTCGGAAGTTCCAAACATAAACTGATTGAGAAGATGTGCTGCCTTCTCCAAATCTTGATTTTCAGACCTTCGCGCTTCTTGAACCATTGCGCTAATGGTCATTTTGCCGATATTACCAAGCACATGGTAATAAGCTTTCTCATCTACCTGACTCAAAGTAGCGAGATAGCCATCAACAATACGATAAAAGCTATTAGGATTGCTATCCTTGACAGTTTTTAGGATGGTTGTAATATCACCACCCATGACATCTTGTTCAAAATTGTCTAATGTTTCAGACTTGGCGATAGCAGTCTTAGCGTCATCGAGAGTAGGAAAAATTTCGGTATATTGCTGTTCGCGGTAATACGCTTTCTCCAAGTATGGAAAGTCTTTAAACAGTTGCGGATACTTAGCAAGAATTTCACGACGTCGAACTGGCGTAACAAGTTCGAGGTCTTCATCATTAGGCTCCTCTAACTCAGCCTCTAATTCAGCCAATTCATCTTGTTCTTCAGATTCCTCATCTGATGCTTCGCCTTCATCATCAGATTCACCCTCTTTAGTAGTTGGCTTATCCTCCTTCTTTCCTTCCTTTTGTGGAGTTTTTTCGTCCTTACCTTTTCCCTTCTCGATGTCAATGACTTCTGTATCGTCATCATCGTCACCAAGAATGTCCACCATATCATCGACGTTTAATGCACCGTCTTCCAATATAGATGGACCGCCCCCACCAGGGGCATCAGGACTAGAAAGAGGGAGTTGAATTCTATTGAATAGTAGGAACATTTTGTTCTCCAGTTACGGGTGCTTGACGATTTGTTTGAGCTTTAGCAGGTGGCGCACCTTTTTTATCCTGCTTAGGCTTGTTGTTTGGCGATGCTTGTGCTTGCATCGCAGCTTGTTGCATCATTTGTTGCATCATAGCTTGCTTATGTGCAATACCATGAAGCACAACATTCTTATAGCCCTGTGGATTATCAATCTTAGCTTGTCTACCGTCTTCGCTTATAACCCATTTACGAATAATCTCGAAATCTACACCATGATTATCAAAGATTTGGTCAACACCAACTGAATCTACAAATGGATTCTGTGGGTTGCCAGTAGGAATAGGTTGAGAATTCAGTAGTTGTTTAATTTCATCGTATTGTTTCTCAACATCATCCTCATTGGGAACAAAGAAATCATCCAATCCAATAGCTTCTCTAATAATTGGAAGATTCTCAGGAGCACCTAGAATTTGTAAAATTTCAGGGTTATTAGCCTGAAGTAAGGTCATCAGAATGTCTTTACGCTGAGACCATGTAATTGGTAGATTTTCATTAGCTTCTAATTCAATCTTACCAATCTTTCCTTCAAGTTCAGCGCGTCGAATATAAGTATTGATAAAGTTACCACTTGATTTATCAACAGATACCTCGCGCTCATCACCCTGTTCTCTAGCAATCTCAATATACATCGGGATTGCTTTACCAAAAATATCTTTCCACCATGTGGTAAACATCTTCCACACGTTTTGAAGTCGCTGTAATGCTTGTGAGCGAGACATTGAGTATTGAGAAGCTGTCTCACCCTGTCCCTCCATTGCTCCACCAAACAATGAAGGTAATGCACCTGAAACTAATTGCGCAAGTGACTGAATATTTTGTGCAAACGGCATAACTTCTGCTGACAAAGTAGCCGTTTTTGCTTCATAGAAAGCATCACCAATCGATTTACCTGTCTTTGGCGTAGCTTCATATACGCCACCCGGCACTGATTCCATCTGCCGATATGCATTGAAATTTAAAACAGCCGGGTCCGCGAACGTCTGGCCAATTCCATGTTCGATTGTTTGCAATATGAGTGAAATAAGGTCGTTAGTAATTTCCTGCACCGAGACGAGCAACAAGCCAAGGGGGTCAAAATGAATAAAGTCAGACAGAGGATTGTATAAGAGAGTCCAAGCATCATCAAGACTCTCATTACAGGACTCTGCATAAATATCGTTAATGAAGACACATTTAGCTCCATTTGGAAACTTTTCCTTTAGATAGTTAATATCATCAATTTGGTCTAAAACATTAAATGCAGCAGGTCTAAGCCATGCATTACGAACAGTCACAGCATTCATGGGATATTCACCCTGATACTGTGGACTCAATCTACCCCACTGTTCATATGGGTCATTGGGACCTGATGTTCCTTGAATCTTAGTTTTAAGTTCCTGATATTTCTTACCTTTAAGATGGTCGTAATGGTCTACAGCTAGTGAGAAATGAGTCTCATACGCCCAAATTAGATAGGGTGTATCGCACTGTTTGCGCGCATAATTGGCGACTTTAATATATAAGCCACCCCAAGAATCCATCATGATTCTAGTTTTGGCTTCTTGATTAGTTCCGATTAATTTAGTTATAACTAATTTCTCTTGTGATAGTTGAGGAATAATGAACTGCATACATGCAGGACACATTTCCTTATCACCATCTTCATTTTGAACATAGTCCTGAATCTGAATATCTTCATCATCAGGGTCAAATTTATATTTCTCTTGTTCTAGTTTCTTCTGAGCCGCCATCATTTGTGGCGTCATCAGTTGGTCATTCATTTGAAAACCACAGCTCGGGCATGTAGTATACTGATGATTTTCTTCAGTATCTTCGTATTGTTTATCTTCGTAAGTGCCATATTTCTCATCACACTTTGGATAAGTATGACAAGCTACCATGCCCTCTGTACAAAAAATAAACAAAGAATGAAGCCACAAAAGACTAACATCATTGTGGCGACCAACCAATTTACCAATTTTATCTCCTGCTTTGGCTGTAGACAAATCAAGAGCGTCATCAGCATCATCAGGAAAACACTTAATGGGAGGAACAATAATAGAAAGGGCAGCGATAATACTTTCGAGATAAGCTCGGAAAACATTTATGGGCTTATCATAATACGACTGGTCAGAGTCGCCTTCTATCGTTGATTCGTCCCAAATTCTCCAATCATGTGCAGTTTCAGAATACCAAGCTTTCTGAAAACCTTCCCAAAATAGTTTAAGCCTACGCCATGTGCGAATTTGACGTTCGCGCACAGCCCTATCCTCTTTATCGAAATGGTCCAAGACTGACTTTAATAGTCTTTGGACCCTTTCGTCTGAAGGACTGCCACTAATAGTTTTATCAGTAGGCGGCATGTTATCCCAGTTGTGGTTGCTGACGATTCTGATTATACATGTTCCAGAACTGTGGACTCATGCCCATTCCAGATGGCATTCCCATACCAGTTGGTGGCATACCAGTAGGAGGCATACCCATTGGAGCAGAAGGAATAGCAGATGGAGTAAGACTCATACCCATCGGCATTTGAGTCGGCCCCATTACAAGTCCATTTGCATTACGCGATTCTCCACCACCATTGCTATCATATGGATTAGGAGCACCACCAGGTGTCCTCATAATGTTAGTAGCAGGTTGCATTCCCCTTGGACCATTAACAGGAACACCTGACTTATTCTTCTGTTGCTTTCTAGTTTGGCTAACCA